ACCGTGAATGCTTCGTTAGGAAATGGTATTGGGAAAGTTACCGCTGAAAATAATCTTGATGACCCACCTGGCCCTATGGTCACATTTCCCCATTGCTCTATTTTTCCTGTTACATGATTTATCTGATATCCATTTGACGAAATCAATGCGGTAAATAGTGACGCAGGATTAAAGGAATCTGTTTGAATATTGATCATTAATTCAGTTGCAGATTTTGCTACGCCAACAGAAACTGAATTGTTTGTTGGCTGTATGGTTGTCAATGCGCCAGCGGTAACGGTCGAAAGATAATATGTGCTCCCAGGCGTTAACCCAGTCATGAAGGATACGATGCCATTCGTAAATACCCTTCCTGTATCAACATTAGCAAACCCGACAACTTTCTGAGGCGCAGAACCATTCGCTAACGCCTGCTTGAAAGTTGAAGATACCGAATCGTAATAAACGGCGTTTCCAGTGGCTACCGCGCCATCTAATGCCGCATTGTCTATCGCTGTGGCAGTAGCGGTGTTGTCTAATAATAACCAATCAGTCTTAACGGTAGGTAAGCTTGTATTTGTGTTTTTCTTTGACATGAATTTTTTTGCGCCATTCACGCCATCATCATATACAACAACCGCGTATATTCCATATGGATATGGAGAGCCACCGTTTTGCAAAGTTGTTATGAAATTTGGCGCACCTACCTGTTGGTATTGCTGAAGATTTGATGTTATATCAAGATATAATTGATTTGTCTGATTTCTGGGTATATCTAAAGATGCAGGATCAGTTTGCACCAACTCATACCCAATAGGAAAGCCCTGTTCGTATGACATAGCTCCGCTTGGCTGCGTATCATCTGGAACTGGTGCAACATCTCCCGCTATAGCAAAAGGGTTTATAAAATATTTGGTTGCTGTCATTTAAATATCTCCGATGAAATTGCCATTGTTGAAATTCTTCCTATATTGCCCAAACCCCCAAACTTGTTGATTTTTGTAAATATATTTTATTCCTACTCCTGCTGATCTTGGTATTAGATCATGCTGCTTTATGAACTCTATTAATGTAATATTTATATTGAATCCAACAACCACGGTGATGTGCATGCCAAAATTTTCTAATATGTAAAAATCGCCCAAATCTTTAAAAACAAAACTCAAAAATCTGTTGGTATTTGGTATTGCTGCATTTGATACCAATTGATAATATCTTAATTTTAGCACAATTCTTTTTTCTTCTGTTGTTAAACTGGATGAGTCTGCTGTCGCATTGAAATTTCCATTCTCAAAGTTTTTTCGATATTGTCCAAATCCCCATATCCTGTCGTTTTCTGATGGAGGAGGATTAAGCTGTATTGGCAATTGCAATATTATTGCCCAAACAGATAGCCCAAAATCATTTGCTGTCTGAAGATTAAATACATTGTTATACCAATCATTCCAGAAATCAGTATGATTTATCTGATAAAAATCCTGCTCTTGAGTTAAAATTGTCTGTAAATTAATTGCTTCATTATATTGCCATAAAATTGCTTGCAATAAGTCCATGTCAAAATTAAATTGCTGGATATTCATATCAAAATTACCGTAATAGATGATTGTTCTATCACTGCTTTCTGCCATCCTGCTATTGGTATGCTGTTGTTGCTAAAGCTTAATGGAAAAACTAAAGATATCTCCATATTTTGAACGAATAGTTCTGGCGATTCTCTGTTTACAGCTCCGCTTAATTCAAAACATGAAACATCTGCGCCGACAATCAATCCGGTTGTTCCTGGCACCATATTGTTTGAATAATCAACAATTGCCTGTCTGACGGCCGATGCTGGATCCTCTATGGCTTGATTTATTCCTACTGTCGCGCGCACGAGTATTTGCACAAGCAGTGGCCTATCGAAAAGAACATTAACAACTTGCCCACTATATTGATTTGTGACCGGAACAGAGACCGCCGTGCCAGGACCATTATTATATGAGCATCCTCCCCCTTTGGTTCTATTTATTGATTGCGCCACATCTAAATCTGATCCTCCATCAACGCACAAGTATATTGAGTGAGCTATCATCGTGACACCATCAATAACTTGAGTTACATCAGCATTATTTTCTCTGAAAAATAAACTATGCACACCCGCAGTTTTATAAACCGCAGATGTTATTGCTTCAGCTATATTTGTTGCTTGCAATGCTAATGTAAATTTTCTTCTGATTTTTGCGTTTGAATCTGATTCAGTTGTCGTACCCAAAGATGCGTCAGATAAATTTGTTATTGTTTCAAGACCTATCGCGCCAGAAACTATTGAGTTTAATGTTCCTGCGGAGGCAGGTATTGGACCCGCTACAATGGACGCAAATTCTACTGTGGCAGCACCAGTCCCATCTAATGTCACGCCACTTTGAGATGAAAATATATCACCTGCGGGCGTTTGCCCTGTGACGCCTATGGGAACAACAGCACTTGGAACGCCAGCCATATTAACAAGAACTGTCGAAAAAGTTTGATCATCTCTAGCATATCCTGTCAGGGCTAAAATTGCGTCCAAGAATATACCGCCCGCAATCAATGGGTTTATCTGATTAGCAAGCGCAGCATTGTTTCTAACCAACAAATCTTTAACGATTGTCAATGCTGTTATAATTATTCCCTGAGGAGTATCGGGAGTGACAACCAAATCTTGACCAAAAACATCCTTGAAGCTTTGCTGAGTTTCGCCCAACAAATCTGCTGTATCGGGAATGATGACACCCGTCGAATTTATGTACTCATACGCCATTTGATATCACCTGACCATAAATAGTGTTGATAGTTATGCTATACGTCAATTGATTTTTATCAACTTTAATATCCAATGATTCTATACCAACCACGCCATCGACTGCCAATATTACAGATCGTAATGCAGAATCAAATTGTGATATATTTGGATTTCCTCCCCGCCAGATCGTTTGAAAGTTTGGCACTCCTTGATCATCCAAAAATATCATTTCGCCAAGCTGCGCTTTTGCCGCATGCTCGCACGCTTGAAGAACGGCATCAATACCAAATATCATGGAAATATTTCCATCCTGACCAATGAAAATATCATTGTTTTGATTTGTTGCTATCATTTGCGGCATAAAATATTCCTATGGCGGTGTTCCAGGCGTTATTGAACCAGAAGCGGTTATATCTCCTGCTACGGCGAATTTTGGCGTTGTGGTGATGATTTCTCCCGATGAATTTACTGTTATCGCAGGAGACGTTATCGAAGCCGTTGAGGATGCGTCTATTGCTAATGATGGTGTTGTTATTGATACTGAAGATGTCGCATTTATCACAAGATTTTCTGAATTTAATGTTATTGTTGGCGCGACAATTTTGATTGAATCAATCCCTAAAGAAATTTTAACTGTTCCATCAAGATTTTGTAGGACGGCATTGTCTGAATCATCGGATGATATGGTATATCCCGTCATGATATCCGGCAAAAAGAAACTATCTGAGAAATTCTTCTTTCTGTAAGTGTTTGGCGATGCCTGAGAATATGACTGTAAAAATTGAGAAATATCTCTGTCACAAGCCACTATCCATCCCAATGCACCTGGTTTTAAAGGAAAGTTAAGCAAAAATCCTCCGCCCCCATATTGATACACCGGAACGCTCGCTATCTGCGCGCGGGAAATACTTTGACCATTTGTGTTGATAATTCTAATTTGCGGTTGTACTTGTGCGCGATTTGTCACCCTGTCGTACGCTACTATAGTTGCCGGCAAAACATTGTCCATCTCCTGTATTGCTTTTCCTATCGCGACCTTTAGCACTCCCAGCAAAGTATCTTCATTCGCTGGATCAATGGATGGATTTGCATTTGTGTTTTCTGTCGTCATTATTGCACCCTCTTTCCTTCAGCTATCCAATAAAACGGAACATCACGACTCGCCAATTCAAATCCAAGCTTATAAATCACATAATCCCCATTTGTGGATGGATATATTTTACTCTTGATTCTCATTCGACCACCCAGCGTGGTTTTGTTATCAAACAGAAATTTAACCTTGATGCCCTGCTCTGTGACTTCAGGTATGCCGATCATTCCAGAATCTAGATCCACAATCTTTAGCGTATTTATCAAGGGTATGTTCATTCCCTTAACAACCAGCATGGCATCATCTATAAACGCGTTGTAATCTCCCAGCTCGCCCAATTTCTCAACCTGATTTAGGCTTGCCCCAGAATAAGAGTAATTAGAAACCTCTTTATCTTCTGCCTGAAAATTTAATGGCACGCCAAGGCTATCAGCAACGCCTTGGCTAATATCTTTCACGCTCTGACTGCTTTTTGAAACTGCCGCAACAACATTGCCTTTCTGATAATTTAGCGTGAGACACTTTAAAGTTATTGAAATATCGGGCGGTTGTGATGGAGATGACTTGGATATATTTCCCACAAAAACAGTCGAAACACCCGTTGATTTTCTTCCCGCTTCGAGTCTTAATAATTTCTTTGTTTTATTTTTATTAAAAGGTGATGTTTCAGTTAATATAAACTCTCTTGTAGATTTATCAAGATTTGCTATTTTTACTTCACATTCATTTTGATTTGCGTTTGCATATTTAGTCCCTGTCGCGGTAATTGCCAGCCCTTCGTATATTTTTAATTTCCCATTCACTTCTATCCCAACGCGTATCACGCGTGGATCAAGTTCTTTTTGTTTATCTGAAATATCTTGCATTTTAGAAAACTTCCTTGTTCAAATTATTTGCATTTATTTTTCTAAAATCATCAAGCAATGATTCTGGAACATAAAACAATGACTGGGTTATTCCAAATTGGTCATAATATGGGTAGTCATCATTTTCCGTAAGCATGAAAAAATTCCCACTTTCTTGATATTGATATGGAACTATAAGATATCCCGCCGACATTCTTGAGTTTGATTGTATTATGGTTCCGTTTCTTGATATAGAGCATGACATCACGCCATTCGCCTCCTTAATTAGGATGTCATAAAAATCATTATTTATAGTTATTGTTAATGATTGATTTGGTGTATTTTGTAATGTAATTTCTATCATATTTAATTTCCAAATACTGCATCTGCTATTTTTGCTCCGCCAGATCTGTTGTCTTCAGGTGTCGCATCTTTACCGTTTTGACTTCCTCTGTCGTTTGTGGATTTATTTTTTGGACTTTTCGGTGAGATAGGAACAGTTCCGTATTGAGGCTCAACAAACAAAGCTTCTTTCGTCTTTATATTGATTATTGTTCCATCAAAAATATCCGAAGACTCAATGTGTGGCATTGATGATATCAGTTGACTTTTATATGTTCCGGTATTGGTCTGCACGGTCAACAACGAAAAATCCTGGAATAATTTATTGATAATGCTGTATGTATTTTTATAGGATATACCCTTAATGAACACATCCATTTCGATTTCTATTGGCTGAATGATGGCATGATCAGATACCGTTTCCCCAGTCTCTAGCGGATGCTCCATCACTTTTGCCTCTTCCTTTACGTTAACTTTTATTATTTTTGCATCAGGAAATAGCTGATTGAAATTGCTATCAAACACTGCAACTGTATCAGCGGTATTTTGTGTTGGAAACGATGGGAAAGCCATTACGCGCGCACACCATCATCGTAATTGCTCTGCGCAAAATTCATCTGCTTTTTCATACTGTCTTGCCAAGCATTGGCTATTGCGTTTGGATCTGTGGCCTGTGTGTTTATCGTTTGTGGGCCAATATTAATATTGGTTGTTGAGCTTTTGTTTTGCGCGCCGTTAACTATTGAGCTATTGCTCTGAGAAGATAAGGGACTTTTATCAAATAAGGATATTGAGCTGGCAATGCCTTGAGTATTTTTTGATTTATCGCCGTCGTTACCTGTGACCATATTAAATAAAAATTTTCCTGCTTCAAAACCTTCTGATATTGCTCCCGAAAATTGTTTCCATAGATCCCAGCCTGCCTGCAACCCATCTACAATCCTGCCGATTATTGTTTCAATCATCTTTAGAGGATTTATTGTCCATCCACCAGAATTTAAATATGACTCAAATTCTCCAAGCTTTTCTGCCGCATATGAAAAAGCTTTTCCGATAGCCATAATCGCCTTGGCTAATTTAGGCCACTTCGCGAAAGCACGACCCGTCAAAGAGTCATGCCCTTGCTTGAATTTTTTTATGTCTTCATAGGCAAGACCAAATGCGATTCCTATCGCGATAACTGCTGCGGCCAGCAAAAAAGCAGGGTTGGTTAGCATTGCGGCACTAAGACGTATTAGAGCGGGAATCATCTTTGCTGTGATGACTGTAGCAATAGCACCGATCGCACCGATCAAAAAATCCTTGTGCTTCCTCGCGAGGATTGCAAACCCTTCCAGCGATTTATACGACCTCTCAAAGATTGGCAATATATCCATTAAAAGCGTAGAAAAAAGAGATCTAAATGCGTGAGATGTATCCTTTTGCTGGTTCTTAAATCTTTCGGCTAACTCGGTTTGCTCTTTTGTTACTACTCCCAATTCTTTTTCTCTGGCAATCAATTGATCAATTTCTTTGCTTCCTTTCTGTAAAAGCAAAATTGTTCCATAATCAAGACCCATTTTATAACCCAATGCTGAAGATTTAGCCTTGCTCATGCCTTCAAATGATTTAGCAATCTCTGGCAATAAATCAATAAATTGTTTGGCTTGACCGCTCGCATCTTTTATGCTGATTCCCAATGCTTTAAATGCTTTTGCTGCCTCTCCCTCTCCTGTCTTTGCCATTTCTTTTAAGGCAATATCCATTGATTGAACTGTGTATTGAAAGTAATAAGCACTTCCGCCCGCCTTCTCAACTGCTCCGCCCCACGAGTCTAAAACCTCCGTGCTATATCCCAACTGCCTCGACATTAGCCCAATAGTATCGATATGCTCAATTGCATTTTTAAATCCGGCAATGACTGCACCAACCGTAAAAAGCGCGGTGATGGCTCCAGAAGCCTGCTTTATCATTCCACCGAAAGACTTTCCAAGCTTGTCGCTTGCTGACTCGGCTTCTTTTAATTTCTTCTCTACTTTGCCTGTTGTTTTAACCGCTTCCTCTCCGCCTTTTTTAAGGTCGTCAGAATTCGATTTAAACAATACGAAAAAAGTGTCAAGAATCATTTTTGGTTCCTTTATTTCTTTTTCTGTGCATGTTTGACTGCCAGATATTCGTTATATCGCGTGACAGCGATGACCTCATATATCATGTGAGCATCTTCAAGCGTGAGATCTTCTTTTAGCTCTCTGTAGGTGGCGTGACCTGATGCGACGATTGCCCCAATGAATCCTTCAATGTTTTGGTAATCCACTGTGGGAGCTTCTGAGCGATATCCCCGAAGAAATTTGAGATCCGCCCATTTTGAAAAAAATCGCAATTGTATTCCAGCATCTTTGCTTCTAATTTAATTAACATTTCCCAAGAACTGGTTTTTGAAACTACATGGTTGTCTATTAAATCTTGATTTGAAAGAACAGTTTTAGTGCCGTTATCATCAATTCTTGCAACATATTTCATTATGTTGAGCATCATTTCTTCATTAGTACTATAATTCCCAATCTTTGGGACGCCGCTAGATATATATTGTGTGACAATCTTTCTTCCGGCAATCGCCGGAAATTTTGATATCACAAACTTCCTGTCCTCTATATCAATCTCCATCGGCTCTAAAAATTTTTCTATGGCCATGCTTTAAATCCTATTTTGTTGTAAAAGAAAAATTCTCAAATGCAAAATTATATGTCTTTGTTTTTAATCTCCCAGCACTTGATATTGCATTTCCTGGCATACCGTCTGTAATTGATCCGCCAGAATATGTAGCCGTGCTTCCGTCTGGATACAGGCAAGAAATAGTAATATCATCAAGGGAACTTTTCTTATTTTTGGCTACGCGATTTGCCTCAAGCAAAATCGCGAGATTTATATCATCATTGGTATTTGGCCCCACACTCAGATTCAGAGGCAATGGATTAGCTTTTGACCATGTATATAGATCTCCGTTAACTCCCATTGCTTTATCGGCAATCTGAAGAGAAGGAATATCCAAAGGATCGCTATCATCCGCAAATTGAGTAATCGTGATGCCAGCAGGAAATGTTGTGCTTGCAACAAGCCTGACTGATGCTCCAAAACCGCTTATATTGTTTGCCATTTGAATATTCTCTCTTTAATGAGTTAGATTAAAACATGCGTACCCTGAACAAATCTAATCGCATCATCTTTGCTGTAAACCAACAAATATGTTGCTTCAAATTCAGTTTGACCGCTGTTTTGATTGACAAAACTTGCAATGCTCACATCTAACCAATAACCAATTCCGCCAACCTGACGATAAGCAGCCGGATCACCCGTAATTTCAGATATAAATAGAATTTGCTGTATGGTTAATGTCTTCTCAGAACTAATAGTTCCATTTAATAATGCTTGATTTATGACGGATTGAAGAATTGTTAATATTTGTCCTCTGCCATTATTGTTGGCTGACACTCTTCCTACGCTTAATAGAAGCGTCATTATTGCTACACCCGCCGCATCTTTAAGCCAAATTTCATTTGCATAAACATTGATGTCTTTGGGACTTGTTGAAGGACCTACTAAAACGCCACGTTGATAAAATGCAATATTATTGCCTGCCGTTTGGGTAACGCCATAATAGTTTGTGAATTCAGAATCAAGAGTATTTGAAGTTGCGAA